GCGGTCGCCAGTTGGCTGACGAACTCGGGCTGGCGTTTGCTGAACGCCGGCGCATAGCGAGCGGCCAGCGCAGCGCGCACGTCGCCAAAGTCCGTACCCTTGAGATCGAAGTTGTTCAGGCGGTACGAGCCATCCTCGAAATAGAACGGCATCCCGGCGCTGGTAAGGCGCTCGAACATCCGCACAGTCTCATCAGACATCACCTGCTCGCTGACGAACTCGGCGCGTGGATAACGACGCGCATAGTCCTCCAAGCCGGCGAGGAAAAGGTCTGTGGCCACGCCCGTCCCGGTCGGCGCATCAAACGCCTCGAGGTAGTGGCTGATGGCTCCGTCCGCGTAGCCCATCGTCACCACGACCTTGCCGTCTTCGGACTTGAACGAAGTCCTGTCGCCACCCAGCTCTCGGGTCGAGAAGGGGCGCTTTTGCGCCGTCCTCGCACCACCCGTGATCGCCTCCACCCCGTTGGCCACGAGGAAGGCTTTCATCTCCGCCATCCCGCGGATCTCGACCGGGCCGGCAGCGGTGTTGAACTTGTAGACGCAGTTGGTCTTAGCCATTGCCGCCGAGCTCCTGATCGATCATCAGGAGGCCGCAGCGGTCGTTGCTGACGATCTTCATCCGGCTCAACCAGTCGCCGTATTCACCCACGCTCTTGCGCTGGGTCTCGAGGAACTGCAGCAGGAACTGCTGGGTGGTCACGCACTTGCACTCGCGGTAGAACTTCTCGTAGTCGCGCATCAGCTCAAGCTCGGTCTCGTAGCCAAGCTCCATCGCATCAACCAACCCTGTCACGGTCTCGACGCAGGCTTCGAGCGCGGGGATCTTCGCCGTCGTGCCGCGATCGTTCATGTAGTCGGCGATCTTCTGGTAGTGCTCGAGCTCGTCCGCGCTCTCGCCGGCAAAGAACTTCTGCGCGCCGAAGAAGCCGATGCGCTGGCACTGGTTGGCAATGTGCTTGTACAGGTGCGAGGCGTAGAGCTCAGAGCGGACCGCGCGGTTCAGCATGTCCTCGGTGGCCTTGTCCAGCAGGCGGGCTATTTCCATTGTGATACTCCTCAGCAATTGATCTGAACGAGGCCAGCGCTTTCCAGCCCCTCAAGGATGTCGTAAAAATCATTGTGAACCCGCAGGATCTCTTCGCCAAGCGGGTGCGCTGCGGCTGCGTCCTTCGCGCGCACCGCCTTCAGGCCGCGGGCGCCCTGCAGGCTCTCGAAGAGCTGGACCACTTCCTCGTCTTGCTCGGCCTGCCGGCGGCTGAACTGCGGTGCCTGCGTCGGGCTGCGCATTGCGCCGCCGTTACGCTCGCGCAGCTCGCTGATCGTGCCCTCGTAGGTCACCGGCACGTCGGAGTTGAGCACAACGATCATGCCGTAGTCGCGGTTCATGTAGCCGCGGTAGCCGGCGTCCAGAATCGCAGACTCGTAGGCGTTGGCGCTGGTGTCGGCCATCAGCTCGCGCACACGCTGGCGATCCTCTGCCGTGGCGCTAGTCGGATCGTAGATGTTGCCGAGGCGAGCGCGGTAGACGTGCGGGCCGAGACCCGGCTCCGGCCGCACCATCTCGGTCTCGTTGCCCGTCAGGTAGAAGTAGACCCGGCGCTTGATGCGCGGATCAACGCCGCGCTCGTCCAGACGCGCACGTTCCGCACCCTTGATGCCAGAGCCAGACTTCTCGCCGGAGAGCGCGCTCAGTCCTGCGGCTTTTCCGTAGTGGATGCCGGTGACGTTTGCTCCAGCAGCAGACGCAGCGGTGCTTCCGCCGGGTCGACCGGCAGGTTCTGCAGGTCCGGCAGGCTGGACTCGGCTGAACTGGACTTCTTCGCCACCGCGCCGTGATACCGCTCGCTGTTCTCGGAGTTCAGCACGGCGAGCTCCGATGGCCCCCTGATTGCCTCGAGCGAAGCGAGCTGCGTCCGCAAGTCCTTCGCGGATCGACTGTCCGGCCCATACTTCTCGATCACCCGCCGCAGATTCTCCTGCAGCAGTTCTTTCGCTGATGCCATAGAAATGTACCCTCGTCTCGTACCAGTGACGTGTCACTGTGGAAATGTCGGCACGCTTGTCGAGCTGCTCCACAAGCGCATCCATCTTGTCGCTGGCGGCAAGAATGTTCTGTGCAATTATAGCATCTGTGAAGTCTTCTTCATAGCCATAACCGAGCATGAACTCGGGGATGTGCTGCATGCGAATGCCGACGATCGGCTGCGCCTCGCCACGGCGAGCAGACGGCGTGCGCCGCCCTTCGGTGACCATGGTCATGCCATGCACGCCTGCCGCGTTGATGAGGCCCATCAGCGGCTTTGCCTGATCCATCGAGATGGGCTTGGCGAAATACAGCTCAACGCCGGGGCGGTGGCGCGTCTGGTCGATGTTGCTGAGCTCATCGGCGCGCAGCACGCGCGACAGGAACGTCGCCTGCTGGCCTTCGCGATCAGCAATCTCGACCAGCTTGTTCCACACCGGCGTCGGGTTGTAACCTGTGCGCACCACAAACTCGGTATCGAGCGTGCGCTCAAAGTCGCCCATGAACTCGCCGGTGGACGACTGAGCGCGCTTGGCCATGACGCCATCGTCGCCGATGACCGCATCGATCTCCTGACCGGTCGAGGCCATCTCGCGGTCGGTCGGCACGCTGTCTGGGATCTCGGTGGTGATGCCAGCCACGAAGCGATCGGGGTAGCGCTCGATCTGCTCGAGCGACTCTTTGGCGATCTCCTTGGCCTCTTCCCACTTGGCCACAGCCTTCTCGTACTTGGCCTTGGCCTTGTCCGGGTTTTTGAGTTGGTACGCCTTGGCGTCCGGATTGGGCATGCCAGCACGAGCAGCCACGCGCCACGCATCGACCTGCTCACGATCGCCGTAGCCGGCCAGCAGCAGCTCGTGCTCGATTGAGCCCTCCTCGCCCACCTTGGTGGTCCAGTCGCGCCGCGCCCAGAGCTCCTTCTCGGCGAACCAGATCATGGCCTGTACGGCGTCAGGCGACACGTCGCGGAACTGCTCCACGCCCGAGTCGCGCAGCTCATCGGACGCCTTGCGGAAGACCTCTTGACCGAAGCCGAACTCGGAGCCAGAAGTCGTGTTGTCGACCAGCACGTTGCCGGCCACCGCGGTCTCGGCCACAGGCGGGATACGCGGAAGATCGCCCACCACCTCGTTGGCCAAGCGGCGCAGAGTGCGCGCGGCCCACACATCGATGGTTGCCTCAATGGTGCGGCCCATGATGTTCTGGTAGTAGTTTTTCGTCTTGGGCGCATCGCCAGCGACCTTGTCGCCCCACGACTCAGCAAGAATCTGCTGGATGCCGCGTGTGGCCATGCCGAACATCTTGCCGTTCTCGCGCACCGGGATCTCGCCCTTGTAGACCGAGGCCTCCCTGAGCGCCTTCTCGGCAGCCTTGAACTCGGGATGATTCTTGATGCCGCCCGATACCTTGCGCTCCTTGAGGCTGGCAACCACATCGTCCAGCGCCGTGGCGGCCATGTCGATGTCGGCCTTCCACGCGAGCACGTCCTTGAACAGGTTGTCCCATTTTCCCGAAGTCGCCATCTTCAGCGCCTCGACGGCGTACTTGAAGTTGGGCTCCACCGGGTTGTTGGCCGATGTCGGGCCGAGCAGCTGAGCGAAGAGGTCGCCGAAGCCGCCAAAGGTAGAGCGCAGCTTCGAGCGCAGCGCGCGGTACCAGTCCGATTGCCGCATGATGACCTGCGCCACCTTATCGCCGCCCTTGGCCGCCATGTACTTGGCCATGATCTCGCCAGCCAGAGCGGACGCCATCGCATTGACCCGGGCCTCGTGAGTGGCTTCGGCGTCCTTGCCGGTCTTGGGGTCGAGGTGGAACTTGTAACCCTGCTCGACGAAAAACACGGCATCGGACGGTAGCGGGTTGTCCTCGCTCGCCTTCTTGTCCATGGTCTTCTTGTCGATGCGCAGAAACTCAAGCGGCGCCCATCCGGCCGCTTCTGGGAAGCGCGCCTTGATGCGGCGGACCTCCAGCTCGACCATCTTGATGGGCAGGCCAAACTCCTTGGCACTGGCGCGAACTCGATCCATCTCGGCGCGGGCGAGCTTGGTCTTGTCGGCCAGCTCGCGATCTTCGCGCTCAATCTCCATCTTGTGGTCGGCGGCCGACTCCTGCTTCTTCGACATCTGCGGCGCAGCCTCGGCGCCAGCCTCGACCCGCACTTCCCCGAGGTTGCCCTTGCGAAACGCGATGAGCGCATCGCGCGCCACCATCTTCGCCTTGGTCAGATCGCGCACATACTGATCGACCTTGGCAGATTCCTTGGTGTTCTGCGTCTTGCTGCCGCGCAGCTTGGCGATCAGGTTGTCGATGACCGCGAGCCACTTCTTCACAAAGCCTTCAAAGCCTTGCGGGTCAGTTCGCGCCAGATCGATCATGAAGGCCCGATCGGTTGCCCGGTTGCCGAGGAAGTCGGCAGTCATCTCCGAGCGCGTCTCGGGGTCGGCAATCAGCTCCTGCAGGCGCTGCTCGCGCGCTGCGGGGTCGGTGATCGCATCAAGCTCTTCCTTCTGCAGGAAGTTGGCGACGTAGGCGCGCTTGCCCTCGTCAGTCATGTCGTCGAAGATGCTGTCGATCTCGGCGACAAAGCGCTGCGCTGGCGTATTGGTCAGGCCAGCCGCCGTCTCTGCGCGGGCGATCTGCTCGGCAACATGCTTGATCTCGTGGAACCCTGTGCGAGGTGCCGCCACACTGCTGGTGGACGCGGTATTGACCAGCGCCACGCCGCGCATTGCAAAACCGTTGACGCCGCCCTCTTCCCTGTAGGCGACCACGCGCGGACCAAGCCCGGTGGCGTCACCGATCAGGGCGCCGATGACATTGACGGCCGCGGCGGCGTCCGCGTCAGGTACGCCGAGCTTCGGCGCAACAGCGCCGGGCGTGTTTGCAGCCCAGTTGTTCAGCCCTTGCTGGACAGAGGCTCGAGCAGCGGCAGATCCCGGATCTCGGGAAAGCTCTGCAAGTACGGCGTCAGGCAGTTCTGGTTGCGGCTGCTCGAGGGCTGAGAAGCGGTCGACTGCTGTTGCTCCTGCTGCTGGTGCTTGCGGTCCTTGCGCTTGGCCTTGGACGGCTTGAGGGGCTTGAGTGCCATTGGTTGTCTCCTGTCCATACCCTGCCAAGCGGAACTTGCCGCTTGGCATCTGCTCGATCTTCCAGTTGAGCGCAGGCGCCATACGCTGCCGCCCGGGCAGAGCCTGCGCAGCATCCGCCTCGGTCGTGTAGCCGTCACCCTTGCGGCCGAACCACTGCTGCACAGGCTCGGTGCTGGGCTGCTGCGCAACCGCAGCCTCAGCGCGGCCGAGCAGGTCGGTGTCGGTTGCTCGCGCTAGGCCGGCAGTGCGTTGGCTGGTCGCGAATCCAGCAGGTGCAGCCGCACCCGCACCGAGTCCAGCTCCTGCGGGAACGGAAACTTCACCCCGAAGGACATCGCCTCCAGCAAGCCCTGAAACGCCCACGCCTCCTCGAAGCTCACCGCTCCCACCGAGACCGCCCTGCACAGGCGCGGATCCAGCGACTCCAGTTCCGCCGACATTGAGATCTCCAAGGACAAGTGACTGGTCCGCCGCGGCGCCCGGCAGCGGCACCACGATCGGTGCGAGGCCAGCCTGCGCAGTCGGGCTGTCAGGCGGAGTGAAGCTGGCAGTTTGCGGAGTGCTCAGAAGGCTGCGTGCGACTTCGTCAGCGGGAGTGGCCCACTGCGCTCCAGCGACACCTCGCTCCGGCTCGCGCGCAAACTGCTTTTCTGCACTTGGCGCAGCGGTAAGCCCCTCAATTGCTCCGAGGCCGCCGCCAACTGGGGCTGCCGACAAACCTTCCATGGTTGCCTGCGTGCCAACGCCGCGCATCGGGCTGACATCGAAGCCTGCGCCGATAGATCCGACGTTCCCAGCAAAAGCCTCAAAGCCGCCTTGCACAGCCTCAAGCGGTGCTTCTGCAAGCACACCCTTGACGGTCGACTTGATGACGCCAGCCTTGGCAAGTTCTTTGACGGCCGTCCTGCCCATCAGCCGCGAGACTGCCGCTTCAACGCCGATCCCGGAAGACGCAGCGGTCAGAGCGCCAGCAGCAAGGATCACGCTCGGGTTCTCGCGATACTCCTGCGCTTTTTTCGCAACCGCATCTGCCTCTGCTTCGCTCAGGCCAGACTCAATTGCGTCGTTCTTGACCGTCTCGTAGATCTGGTCCTTGGCCATGCCGGCGCCCATCGCGCCGCCAATGATTGTCCGGCCGGCTGTCTCAGCCGCGGTCTTAGACCCGACGACACCAAGCGTCCTTGCGCCAAGGGTGCCGAGCTTTTGCACTGCCGACAGCGGGGCCAAGACGCGCCCGCCAAAGTACGCCGGGACAATCGTGCCGGCGCCCTGCGAAATGTTCTTGAGCGGGTCCAGCGAAAACGCCTCTGCGCCAGCCTTGACCTGCTCCCAGAGACCCTTGTCCTCGGCCTCCTTCATGATTGCCGCAGCAATCTGATCGGTCGCTTTCGCTTCTGCGCTGCGGCCCTTCAGAACAATATCGCGAGCCTTGCCGACAAACTCGCTGACCGGGTTGTTCGCTCCGGCCACATCTGTGATGCCCTTGACGCCAGACACCGCGCCGCCGACGAACTCGCGACTGATGTCCTCGACGCGCTGAAGGCCGGATGACTTTGGCACATAGTCAGACGCCTTGATCTCGCCACTCGGCTCGACCGGAGCAGGGCGCTGACCAGCCGGCATCGGCTTGACCTGCTGTTGCTTGAACAGCTCGCTGCCGCGGCCTTGGCCGTGGGCGACGATTTCTTCGGGCTTGATGCCGATCTTGGCGAAGGCGTCGCTGACCTGCTTGAGGTCAGCGCCTTCTTCCACGAAGTTCACCGCATCGTCGAGTGCTTCGATGCGGTTCTTGTACGGCTGTGGCTCAGGAGCCGCAGGAGCTGCGGTCAGCGCCTCATCGAACCGGTCGAAAAAGTTAGCCTGATCTGCCGCATCGAACTGGTCGAAGAAGTTTCCCGCCATGATTACCTTCCAAGGTATTGCTTAGATGCTCCGGGTCCGTACTTGGCATCGAACTGTGACGCCAGACTGGGATTTGCCGTGAGCGCAGCAATTGCGCCTTGGGGTATCACAGCCGACGAAGATTTGCTCGATTCGCCGCCTTTCTTCACATTGCCATTATCGCTTTTTGGCTTGGCGGACGCATCAGATTTCGGCTCATCGGCGCGCTTGAACTGGCGCATGCGCTCGTTGGCGCCCTGCAGTTCGTCGAGGAACGGCTGAATGCTGTCGAGCTGCGCCTTGGCACGCTGGTCGCCACGCTCGGCACGACGCTTGAGTGTCGCAACGGCGGTGTTCACATCGTTCTTCGGCACGCCAAGCTCGAGCGCGATGTCATCCTTCGCGGCGTTGATCTGGCGCTGCATGTCGGCGGTGGTGGCAGGCTTGTTCGGATCGCTTGCAGAGCCACCAGCCGGGCGATTGGCGCGGGTCGTATTGGCGTCCGCGTTTTGCTGCGAGATGCGGCTCGTCGTTTCAAACTGCTTGCCCAAACGCTCTTGCTGCGCCATGACTTCCTGATGACGCTGATCGCTGCGCTTCTCGGAGTTTTCCAGCCTGATCTCTTCCAGTACCCTAGCGCGCTTCTTGTCGAAGCTCTCGAGCACGGTCGAGTGCGCGCCGATCCGGGTGGCCGCGGAGTACTCGTCCTCGGCACGCTGCAGGCGCTCTTGATTGCGCGTCATCGGGGCGCTGATGAGCCCGGCCTGCGCGTACTGCTCGCGCGCCTGTGGGTTGGCCTTGATGAGCTCGCGGATCTCGGCTTCACTGGCTGCGGGCGAGGCGCCCGGCATCTGCGCGGCGTTGCCGGCGGCGCGTGAGGCGCCTGCCGCGATGTCAGCCTCAGTGCGCTGGCGCCCCATCTCCTCGGCCAGTACGCCGGCTTGCTCGGCCTGCGCCATGCGCTGCTGCGCCTGCCGCTCTTCGCGCGCCACGCGGTTGGTTTCCCGCAGCTCCTCGAGGGCGGCCGCGCGCTCCATCGCGCGCTGCTCGCGGAGATCCGCCATCATGGCAGACCCGATCGCCGATCCGGCGTTCGCAATGCCCTGCCCAAGCCCCGCCCAGATCAGACCGCTACCCATGATTACACCTCTTCTGCCTGTTCTTCTTCGGCGGCCTTGCGGAACACCGTCGGATCAACTTGGCTCATCGCCTGATCCAGTTGCGACGTGTCGAGACCCTGCTCCTGCAGGTAGCGCAGGATCATCGTCTTGAACGCCAGCGCCACGTCCTCGGGCTGCGGGTCTAGCCCGCTCGCGTCGGCGATCTCGACCACTTCCTCGAGGATCTTCATCGCCAGCGGCACGAGCATGTCATCAGGCACGTTGCCGTCGGTGCGCTCATCGACCGTGGCGGTGATGTCGTAGGCGATGTTTGCCATGCCCTCCATGAGTCCGGGCGCGGCCTTCAGTTGCGCCGAGACGTCCTTGGCTGCGCCGGTTCCATAAAGCGCTTCCATGGCGTACTGCAGGGCCGTCTGATAGTTGGGCTCGTTCTCGTCAAACTCGCCTTCGTCTTCCTCGGGCAACTCCTCTTCCGGCATAGCGCCTTGCGGCATGCCTTCCTGCTCGAGCTCAGGCTCTTCGCCCATCATCTGTTCTTGAATCAGTCCGGCCATGATGGCGCTCCTTTACCCGCGGTTCCAGTAGGGGTTGTAGACAGGGAAGTTGCTTGAGGCGAGGCCCATGTTGGAGCCAACCAGCCCGGGCATGGCAGCCTGTCGCGGATTGGCAGTCCTGCTGGCGTAGAGCGCGGCCAGACGGCGCGACTCTGCGATCGGGTCATAGCCGCCCTGCGCTTCGCGTGAGTAGGCGCCACCAGTGGAGTCCTCCGGAACCGAGCCCCACAATGCCGCGCCACGGTTGGCTGCATCCTGTGCAGCGAGCTGGGCTTCATACTCGCGCTGATCTTCAAGCGCTTTTTGCTGCCCGTAGCCCTGCATCACGCCGCCGATCAACTGCGTGCCGCCTTGGATCGCGGCCATCTTGCCGTACTCGCCGAGGCCAGCCCACAGCCCGCCTGAGCTCGCGCCGGCGCCACCAGCCGCGCCGCCGAGCGTGCCAGTGATGCCGCCGCCAAGCGTGGTTCCTGAGCCAGTTGCCAGCATCTCGCCGCCAAGCGCAGAGCTCGAAGCCTTAAGGCCGCCGCCAAGGCTCGCGCCTTCTGCTGTGCCGAGGGCTCCAGACCCCGTGCCGATACCGCTGCCAAGCGTTGAGCCTGCCGTGCTCAGCCCGCTGCCAAGCCCGGCTACCGCCGAGGTGCCTGCGCTGTAGGCGCCAGTGAAGCCGCCGCCCAGCGCACTGCCTGCGGCGCCCAGCCCCTGCCCGCCAACCAGCGCACTCGCCGCGCCGGTCAGCCCGGTCCAAGCGCTGGTAATACCGGCGCCAGCGCCTTGTAGCGCGCCCGAGATGGTGCCCAAGAAACCTGTGCCGGCTGAGGCACCTCCCATGGCCCCCATGATTGCGGCGCCACCGAAGTAGATGGTTGCCGCCGCAAGGATGATCTTGCCGAACTTGGATCCGGCGATCTTTTGCACGCCCTTAACAATTCCGCCGATGACCTTCTTGACGCCCTTGACGACCTTTTTCACTGCACGGCCGATTTTCTTTACCGCCTTACTCATGGCTTGCTCCTGACGTAGCAGACGTTCTGGCTTTCACGCGCGAAACCAACGCGCTTGAGGAAATGGATGAGCCGCGGATCTGCGTTCGGCTCGAGTTCAATGATGGCCAGCTTGATCGCCGGCCTTGACTTCACCCACCGCGCAAGCTGTCGCAGCAGCGGCAGGCCAGCACCCGGCACCAGCGTGTAGTACAGCAGCACCGAGCACTGCAGCTTCGTGAACCAGAACGAGGGCTGCACACACGCAACCACCGCGGCGACCACCTTGCCATCTTGCTCGGCCACCCACACAAAGTGCGCCGGCCCCAAGCAGTCGCGCACCGTGTCGGCCATCGCTTCGCGATCGATCTTCACCGGCAGCGGATCGACGGACACCGAAGTCACCGCGATCTCGACGATCTCTGGGACATCGCCCGGCGTGGCGTTGCGGTAGATGGTCTTGGCCATTTACCGCCCTCAGTAAGCGCCCTGCAGCAGTGCCGGGCCGCCGCTGATCGGCGTAGTCGTTCCGCCAAAGTTTGTCTGGTACGCGGTCGGCGCGGTCGGGTTGTAGACCGTGTTCGTCATATTCGTCGGCGTGCCGATCGCAGGGATTGCTGTGCCGTAGAACTTCGCGCCCCAAGCAATCTGCGAGTTGGCGTAGCCGACGATGTTGTCGATCGCGGCGCGCTTCTGGTCGTCGGTGAGCGAGCTCGACATGATCTCGTTGACGCCCTGCATGGCGTTCGCGCTGATCGTGGCGGCAAAGTTCGACGGGATCGCGGCCGTGTTCGCTTGGAGCTGCAGGCCAAGCTGATCGAACTTCGCTTGATTCTCGATGATCAAGCGGCGCTCGGCGTTGTACTGCTCGACGTTGAACTGGTCGGCCTTAAGTGCAATTTCCTGATCGAAGCGGTTCTGGATGCCCATCTGCTCGAGCCGCGTGATTGCCTCGCGAGAAGCGATGTCACGCGCTTGACGGAAGTCCAGACCTGACTCCTGCAGTACCTGCATCTGCCTGTTGAAGTCGTTCTGGATCGTCTGCTGTGCGATCTGGAAACTTTGCTGATCCTGCTGCAGGCCGAACTGGTTGCTGGAGCCCGTGTTGAACTCGGCTGCGCGGTTGCGCGCCGCCATGTTCTCGGCCGCAGTCGCGTTGTAGGCGCTCGCGTCTTGCTGGGCCATTGGCAGTGCGCGGTCGACCATCGCCGCCTGCCCGGCACCCACCGCCATGGAGCTATTCACCAGCCCGCGCTGCGCCATCTGCTGTGTGGCCAGCGTGCGCGCGCGCTGCATGAGCGGGCTGTCCTTGGCGAGGATGCTGTTGACCTGACCCTGCACCGTCTGCGTGGCCGGATCAACCTGCCGTGTCTCGGATTGATAAGTCGCGGCAGCCGGATTGAGGTTTGACGTCTGCGCAGTCTGCGGCGCCGGCGCTTGCGGAGCGGGGGTGCTCGTTGCGGTCTGCGTAGGCTGCGCGGTGGTCTGCGTCGAGGTCGTCGAGGCGGTGGGTGATTCCATCGCACCGCTCACGAGTCCGGTGTCCGCAGTCTTGGGCTGCTGAACATCGAACGGATTGTCTTGGACTAGAGTCGCCATGGCGGGCCTTCAAGTAAAAATGGCCCGCGAACGCGAGCCATGATCCGGGCGCACTGCCCCGGAACCGATTCTAAAGCATTGTGATACAGGGTGTCCATCAGTCATCGCGCTACGCCCTTGACCTTCTCCAGTGTGCGAGCGCCGGCGATCCCGAGCATCCCGGTGAGGACCACCCAGAGCGCGTCGGTGTCGAGCATGGGCGGCGGCGTCAGGGCTGATGGCACCCAGCCGCGGGCCTGCATCAGCGACCAGCCCCACACCAGCAGCGGGTACAGCAGGAACTGGTAAGCCATCGCGGCCGCGCCGATCCAGCCGATCGCAGGGCGCCAGCCAGCCACGAAGAGGCTGGCGCTTGCGGCCTCGACCTTGTTTACCTCCATCTGACCCTGCATCAGCGAGGCATCGATCCGGCGCAATTCGATCTCTGCGTCGAGTCGCTCCTTGTCTGAGGTGTGCAGGTCTCCGATGACGTTGCCTACCGTCTCGACAATGGCGGAGATGGGATTGAGGTTCATGCTGCCGCTTCCTTCAAGGTGCGCCGCACCCAGCCCAGCAGGAACTTGCCCTGCGTGCGGTCACGGGTGACGATCTGCTCGTAGCGCGAGAGCTTGGCCAGCGCGTACCGGGCGACAAATAGCTCCGGGTTGGCTGCGTTCAGCGCGGTCATGGTCTTGGGGCCGAATCTGCCGTCAGGGGTGGTGCCAACCACAATCTGCGCGAGCTTGGCGGCGGTGCCTGTGCCGGCATTGACCGCGAAGTCAAAGAGCGTGCGCGCGACGTCCTGATTCTCCACCTCATCCAAGCGCAGCGCGGTCCAGAAGTTGGCCTTGTAGAAGCCTCGGACCATATCGACTGACGGTGTGTCCCCGCGGTCGATCCACGCCCAGCCGGCCCAGTTCGGCCAGCGGTTGCGCGCGATCCCCGCGAAGGTCATCCCACCGCGATCGCCCTCGACGGTGTGCAGCACATAGCCGCCCTCGTTGACGATCATCCGCTCAAATGCCGGCAGGAACTCCGCCATGATCACTTGTTCCCGTGGAGCGATGCCATGACGCCAGACCAGACGAGCGAGCCAAGCCCGAGCACAATGAGACCGACCACCACCAGCGTGCCGTGGTCCGCCGCTTTCCTGATCTTCCTGCCGAAGCGCAGATCCTCGCGGAACTCCTCTATCGACTCAGGCTTGTCGATGTCGACGCCGAGAATGGCGAATACCTTCTTCACCGCCTTGCTGGCGGCGTCATCGATAAGCGCCATTTCCCTGCGCTCGTTGCACTCTTGCTCTGTGATCATGTGCTGTTCCCTTCTTCGGTCTTTCGCCGAGATGCTGGTTGGGTTACTGATACTGAATGTTGATGGTGCCGCCGTCGAACGTGCCAACGCCAACAGCAATTCGTACTGTCGTCAGCTCCGCGCCGAGGGACAGCTCACCAACGCTAATGTGGCTTCGCGAACCGCCTGCGCCCAAGTGGCTGCGGTGGACCCATACGTTGGCGCCGATCTCTACCAATTCGATAACACCTGAATAATCCAGCGTTGAGCTTGAGCCAGTCAAAAGAAAAGCGTCCGTGAGCGCGCCGGTTGCTGATGCCGAAGTTCCGTCGAGGATGTGTAGCGTTCCTGCGTAGCCGGAAGTGACGATCCCGCCAGACGTGCCGAGCTTCAACTGGACGCCAGCCGTACCTGACGTCGACACGTTTCGGAAAATCAGCTTGATGCTTTTCGCCCACGCCGGAATATCAGTGAACTCGTAGCTCGCCTGACCATTGGTGGTGATCGCAGTCTTTGACACAACCGTCTGCCCGCCCTCAAGAGGCTGCCCTGTGCTAACCAGCGTTCCCAGTGTTCTCGTCTTACCCATGTCGGGCTCCTTCGATAATCTGAAGGCCCGAGACGGGCCTAAAGCATTGTGATAGTCAGCGATTTAGGAAGAGGCGCGCCCTTTCCAGCTCAGCTTCGTAACTGCGTTTGCAGTGTTGCGGGTCAAACCAAAAAAGCGTGTCCAGCACCGGCCGGAAGATCCGACCGGCCAGCCTGCCGCGCTGCTCGAGGCGATACGCCGCCGCGCTCATCGTCTCGTCCGGGTCGCCGTTGCCCAGCGTGATGAGGACGTAGACGAACTGATCGAGCGCGATCAGCATGTTCAGCACTCTGCGCTTCACAGGGTCGCGGCCAGCGTGAAGAGATCGTCAAGCTGCGGCTCGGTCAGCCCGAGGCCAGAGGCCAGCGACTGCACCAGCGAGCTGTTGCGCTCCACCGTGGTGGCGTACTCCCACTCAATGCGCGCGGCCGGGTCGGTGATCGCCGCATCGACCTGATCGAGCAGCCCGGCCTGCAGCAGCGCGAGGCGCGCTTGGCGCATCGTGACAGACTGTGGCGCTTGGAGTTTGGCTAGATTGGGGTCGATCTTGATAATCACGGCTGCACCTCCGGGAATGTTGAGTATTCAGCGCCCACACCATCGGTCAGATCAGCATCGTCCACCGTCCATGCGTTGCGCTGGCTGCGATCAGTAGGAATCTCTGATGCGTCTATGATCTTGTACGGCTTGCCTGCGGGCACGTCCTTCTGGGCAATGGCTTCAATGCCGTACAGCGCAAGGGCTTCTTCCGTGGGGCGGATGATGGCAACTACGCCGGTATCCTGTTTGAAAATTATCACTTGCGTCATCTTAATCACCTGAAGATTGCGATGTTGGCATATTTCGGGTCTAGCATAGTGTTTGCACCGTCAGTCACTTGGAACCGTATTGCTGTAGTCGTTGGGGCTACTTCCGTGCCTGCCCCGCCACTGCTAGCGACAGCGACCTGACCACCTGCACGCACTCCGGCGTTTGCCGAGACGGAGCCAACAACCGCATAATTCGCGTCAGGCAGAGCGGTGGTGAAGTTGACCGTGTAATCACCAGTCCCGTTATCCGTGATCGAACTGACGTTGCCCGAAGCGCGGATCGCCACAGTCCCGGTGCCGTTGAAGTTGACCCAAGCGCGGCAGGCGTAGATGGGGGCGGAGCCGGATGCGTTGAGGGCGTTGGTGATGCGGGCGGCAGCAATGTTGCCGCTGGTGATGTCGCCAGCCGGAATGCCAGTCTGGGCCGTCACAGGGCTGGTGCCGGCGCCCTTGAGGTACGCACCGTCTGTCAGCGTGGTGGCGCCGGTGCCGCCCTTCGATACGGCGATCGTGCCGACGTTGGACAAGTCCTCGCGCGCAAGCGGCGCACCGCCAGCGGTGGCGCCATCGTGCACGACGACGGTTTTCTTGGTGGTGTCGACGGTCAGCTCACCATTGGCACCCGTGAAGGTCGAGTGCTCGGTGGTGGTGCCGCGACGGCGTTGTACTTGTGTGGGCATCTGGTGCTCCTGTTAAGTCAGTGACCCGTAGTCGATTGTGCTGGCGAGCTTCGCGGTGGTGACGCTACCGGCAGCGAGCTTGTCGCTTGTCACGGCACTGTTGGCGATCTTTGAAGTTGTGACGCTGCTGTCTTCCAGCGCCAGAGTTCCTGCCGTCTGGAACGTCAGCAGCCGCACCTCATCGCCCGCGGTGAGGCCGGTGCTGAACGAGATGTTGGTGCCGTCGGTGGCCGTGTACTCGGACGTCGACAGCAGCACGCCGTTCACATACACATACAGGAACCCGATCGCGTAGCTGCCGCCCCCGGCCCATGCGTAGGTCGTCTGGCCCGAGGTCGCGGTGAAGCTGTTCTGGAACGCGCCAGCCGGAAGTGTGGTGGCCGTTTGCCACGCAAGCCCGGTGTAGACGCGCATCTGCTGCATGTTGGTGTTGAAGTAGACCGCACCAGCCTGCAGGGCGTTGCCGTCGTTATCCAGCGTCGGGTCGACCGTCTTCGCGCCAAGCCAGCGGTCGTCGAATGCGTCATAGCTGGCGGCGGCCGCCGCAGCGCTTGCGGCCGCGCTGGCGGTGTCCCCGTACAGCGTGTCGATGTAGGTCTTGGTGTAGGCGTCAGTGATGCCATAGCCGGCCAAGGTGGTGGGGTTGGTGCCGCCCGTGGCGCGCCCGTAGGCGTCGACCGTCAGCGAGCGATAGGTGCCGGGCGTTACTGCAGTGGTAGCCAGATCGATGTTGTCAGCGTTGACCACGATGCGCGAGCTTGATGCCGTGCCGACGTCCAGCGTGTTACCCGTGCGCGTGAGGCCGGCGCCGGGGAGAAGCTGCCCGGCACTGGAGAACTGCGACCACGTAACCGCCGTGACGCCCAGCGTGCCGCCTGCGGAGACCGTCGACAGATAACCGTTGCCGGTGTTCACTGTGCCCTGCTCGACGAAGGTGAAGGCCGCCACCAGCTCATCCCATGCGTTGGCATCAGACGATCTAGCCCACGCGCCGGCCGCTACCACATAGATGCCGTTCTCGGCCGATGCAGACTGGTTCTTGACCAGTACGCGGTCACCCGCGAGAAGCGACACGCCGTCGATGGTCTGCGTGCCAGACAGGGTGATGTTGGCGGTGGTCGCGGCGCGGCAAGATGCCTTGACGTCCAAACCCTCTGCCACACTGTCGACGTAAGCCTTGGTGGCCGCATCGCTGCCTGCTGATGGGGACGCCAGCCCGGTAACCACGGCGCCCGTCACCGTGCCGCCGGAGATGGTCTTGTTGGTCAGGGTCTGCGTATCGGTCGTGCCTACCACCGCGCCAGCCGGGCCGGCGATGTTCTGCCAGACCTGAGCGGCGGAGTTGTACCGCAGCATGTTGTTGTTGGCCAAGCTCGTGATCAGTACGTCGTGCAGCTCGTCGAGCTCGTAGCCGTTTTGCACCATCGTGTAGATGATGCCGTCGGTCGAATGCGAACGGACGCAGTAGCCAACCATCACGCTATGGTTAGGCTGTGTGGGGCGCGTCGACGTCAGGCCGCCAGCCACGGTCGCAGACAAAAACACAAGGCCGCCCTCAGTCAGGGCGATCGTGTTGATGCCGCGAACCAAGCCAGCGGTGGTGACAAAGCCCTGCGCGTTATTTGCGATCGACTCAGTGACGATGCCTAGCACCTTGCTTGATGTTGCCTCTGCATTCGCCTGAGCCAGAGCGACGGTCGGGCGCTGGCCAGACGCGCCAGTGATGTACACCACCTGCCCGCTGGTCAAGCCGGATCCGGTGTTGTTCAGGGCGCGCAAAACCTCTTCTTGCCCAACCTGAAGCACGACGTTTCCACCCTTGAGGCCAAGGTTCAGCGTGCCGTCGGTGTCGTTCCAGACAAGGCGCGCGACTGCGTCGGCGCCGCCTGCGGTGTCGAAGTCAATCTGGCTAATGTCATCGTTGGCAACCAGCGCAGTGCCCGTCTCGTTGACAGACACCAGCCTGTTGGCGTTGCCGGACATCGCCGGCAGCTTCTCGAAGCCCGCCTCGATCAAGTCCAGTTCGCCGCGCATTGACGCAGATGCGCCCGGCGCATTCGGTGCCGGGTAGCCGGACGGTGTATAGAATTCGTTTGCCATCAGCGGAGTCCTCTGCGAAGGCTGTAATGGATGATGACGCTGTTCACGGTGAACGGCTTGAACGAGTCAGACACAGACGAAATTGCGATTGCGACGTTCTCGCCCGTACCAGTCATCTCTGTTTCAGTCGGCGCGATGTCTCGGCCGTCCCAGATGAAGTTGTCCCAGACCATTGAGTCCCAGTAGGGGCTGCGTAGATCCACGCCGTACTTGCGATCTGGTTGCTGGTCGATCTCCCGGGTCGCGTAGCCCAGCAGGTAGCCGAACTGGATTTCAGCGTAAGAGGCACCGGTGAGCTCGACGCTGGCTCTGCGGTAGCGCTTCAGGATGCGCGGCGACCCAATTGAGTCAAACACCAGTGTCAGGTTTGCCTGAATGTTTTCGCCATCGAAGCTGGTCCCGACGTCAGACTGATACACGAAACCGTTGTCAGAGCCGAAGTAGGTGCAGGGCAGCTCGTCCTGCTTCTCGCCCTCAGCGGTGCAAAGCACCGGATGAGCAAACTGCACCGGCATCGAGCCAAGCAGTTTGCCGTTGAGGATGGTCACATAGACACCGGTGCCGTCGCTAAAGAAGGCCCGGTACTGGCCCTTGTCGCGCTGTACTGCGCTGGCCGTGGCGGTGTTGATGCGCCCTTCAATGAAGGGGCGAATCGTCATCGTGAGCGAAGACGGCAGGAAGTTGCCGAAGTTGAGCGACGTGCCCAGCGACATCACACCGCGACCGTCCAGCGCATAGGCTTGGTCCATCGTCTGCGCTGTGTAGGGCATTGCGCCCGTACCGGTGTTGTACGTGGCCAGCCTGAAGTCCTCGGAGCTTGCGCCGTAGAGGATCGAGGTGCTGTTGCGGGCATAGACCGCCAGAGCGCCGGTGGTCTGGTCGCCGGGCATCAGCAGCAGGTTGGTGATCGCTTCGTTCATCGCGATCTCGCCGGCACCCAAGAGCGGCGTCCACTTGTACGGGTCGCCGATCGCGGAGAACTGCAGCGAAGCGCCAAACGCGAGGAAGAGGTGCTGCTTGTGGAAGGCGACGTGCTCGGGCTTGTCGACCGTCATCCCGGTCGAGAGCGGCACATAGACCTCGCCGTCGAACTCAAACGCGCGGTTCTTGCCGTCGCAGCCGTAGAGTTTGTAGCCGGCCACGCCGCCGAAGTTGCCGACAGCGACCTCCACGCGCCCACCAGCCGTCAGCTCGATGTTGGACTGTGTGCCGTTGGCGAGCGCCTTGGTGACGCCGCCCACCTGCAGGTTCTCGTTGTTCTGGAACGTGCCGGTGACCGCCGCGAAGATCAGCCTGCCGGACGCGTCTGAGGTACTCCAGTCGCCATCTTGCAGCACCACCCGCTTGACGGTCGCGGTGGCGCCGCTGGTGGCGCCCGTGACGGTCTGGCCGTCGAGAATCTCGCCCGTTCCGCCATCAAACGACAGCTCCACGCCAAGCGGCACCACGGTCCAGCCAGAGCTTGATGACTTGTACATCCGCAAGAACAGGGTGCCCGGGACGCCGACGCGGTAGTCACGCCATGCGTACACCGTGTCCTTGTAGTACGCCACGCCGCGAATCGGACCTTCACCGGGGACCGCAGCAATGTCGCCGCGGTATTCGTCGGCAGCGAGGTTGCGATACCCAGAGTCCAGCGAGGGGTCGGTCACCGCGCCGGCTGTCGCAGTGGACTCGCCAATAAGCGTGGCACCGACGTAGATGTTTTCGATCTCGGCGAACGTGCCGACGACCTTGGTGACCACCAAGTAGGTCTGGGTCACCGCAATGACCTTGCCTGTCGCAGCGCTCGTGCCGCCGGTGACCGTGTTTCCCACTGACACGCTGAACGAGTTGGGGACGTAGATCACGAGGTATCCCGCCGCTGACGGGCTCGGGCGTCCATCGAAGCGCTCATAGCCTTCGACGCGGGTGTAGCCGCCGGTGATCGAGCACTCGAAGTTCGCGGCGCGCCGTGTAACCCCGGGCTTCAGCGACAGCGTCGGCGTGACCTGATCCATGCCGCCCTGAAGGCGGATCAGCTCGTATCGGACGTCGGGGAGGTTCATGCCGGCCATGCGTGCCTCACGCCAGCGGATTGCCGAGATACACGTTGGGAAGCTGCTCGCGCTCAAGCTGCGAGATCAGGCGCGCGTACTGCTGCTGGGCGCGGACCACCACCTCCTGAGCCGACTCGTACAGGCCGTAATACTCGAGCGCCTTGTAGACGATCACCATGTGCTGGTGCTCTTGCAGGTCTGGCGTGTCGGTCGCCAGCACGAAGGGCTTGGGCACGCGCTGGTATTCGCCCACCACGGTGTATTCGACATCCATCAGCGGGCCGAACATCAGCGCCTTGCTGTTAGGCTCGACCGCAAAGACCAGCGGACGGCCGACGAGGTCGCGGTTCTGGTTGAAGCGGTACGTGTCGCGAAAGACTTGGTACTCCCACTCGACCAGCCACTGCTCGTCGGTGATCCCGAGCGCAGTACGCCAGCAGCGCAGCGTCTCGCGGTGCCAGTAGCGGAAGTCGGTGAGCCCGGCCTGCGTCGGCGTGGTCTGACCGGTACCTTGCGCAGCTTGGAACTCAAACGGCTCACGCATGAATCCCCACTGGTCGTGCAGCCCTTGGATCTCAAGCCACGCGGTGCTGATCCAGTCGACCAGACGCTTGGATTCGCCTGTGATCTCGGTAACGGCCGTCGGGCCATTGCCGGATGCACCCGCCTCTTGGCGAAGACGCTGAGCAAGCTGCAGGAAGTTCATGTCGAGCCCTAAACGAAAAAGCCGGCTCATGGCCGGCTTGTTTTCGGGCGCATTGGCCCGGAGGTGATACTACACCATGGTTATAGCTGTCGCAACCGTCAGACCGGGTTCGACAACATCTTGCGCAGCCACGGCGCACCCTTCTTCGGGTTGGGGTCGTGCGCGACTTGGAACGGGTAAACCAGCGAAAGCACCTGCTCTTCGTTGAAGCCCATCGAGCCGTCAGGCATGACGATCTTCTTCTGGCGCACGCGCGACTGCTTGGCCTGTGCCAGCACGGCGACGTGGTAGCGGCGGCAGCGCTGGGGCTCGCCGTTGCGCATCAGCAGCTTGTAATCGCCGTTGACGTTGATCTCGGCGAACGCGGGCTCGTTCTCGTTGCCCGGCTCCATGAGGATGACTTCCATCTCATCGCGCATGAAGGCTTCTTCGTCGATCTGGTCGGTGTGGTAGATCCGATCGGTGTCGACCTCGTGGCCACCGATAGCGGCCTCGGACGCAGGCGTGATTGCCTTCTCGATTGCGACGTCGTCAGACGACAGCGTGCGTTGGCGCTCGTAAGCGTTGATCTTGCTCATACAGGTCTCCAGTGAAATACAAAAGCGGGGTCACCCGAAGGTGACCCCTTGCTGGCTTAGGCAGTCAGCGGGTTGGCCGGAACCGTCGACAGGTTGATGAACGTCGTGGTCACGCCAGACGCGCCAAGCGCGGTGGTGCCGGGCACGAACGCGGTGCCGGCAGTGACGGCCACGCGCATCGCGCCAACGGCGCAGGTGAGGTTGGGCGCATCCGGGAAGTCCAGCGACACGCGGCCGGCGGTGAGCTCGGCGGTGTTGACGATCTTGCCCGGGACGATGCTGAAAGCGCCGTCCTTGTCGAGGCAGATCAGGTACAGGCGAGTCGAGCCGCCCACGGCGCCGGTGAAGCCGCCGTTGACCGCTTGCACGCCACCGGCATTGGCCTGATAGACCGATGCGCCGGCGTAGCTGATTGCCACGTTGTCGGTGGCAGCCTTGCTGTAGAAAGCGCCGTCGACGGTGAAGGTGATGGTGGCGGCGCTCTTGATCGTGCCGGCGTTGGTGCCAGCAGCAAGGGCGCCCGAGGAGAAGGCGATCGAGGCGCCTTGGGAGAGCGACAGGTTGTCAGACATGATTTAGTCCTTCAAAAATGGGGTTCAAGATGGGGGCCGAAGCCCCCAGTCATCACAGAGCCGAGCAGGCCGACTCGATGCGGACCATCCAGTTCTCGTTCAGGCGCACAGCATTCTTGTAGAAGTTGGCGCCGACGTAGCCGAACTGGCCCATCGGATTGGCGTGGGTGACTTGCTTGGCCGGCAGGTAGATCGGCTGAATGGCGTTCATGCCCTTCAGAGCGACCTGACCCCATGCTTCCTGAGCGATCACCATGGTCGGGTACACGTCAGCCGTGGTGCCGGTCGTGCCACCGTTCGAGAGGAACGCGCCAGCGGTCACAGTGCCGCCGCCCGCGAGGAACGGCTTGAAGTACGGCGAGGTGATCAGGCGGAAGTTCTCGATGGTGCCGATCTCACGCTCATGCACCGGCTTCTGGCTGCCGTACTTGGCCACCGGCACGAAGCCAGCGAGGTTACGGAAGTCAGATTCCATGTCGGTGTGCAGGAACACGAGGTAGCCCGGTTCGATCGCGCTGGTGCCGTAGTTCACCGAGGCGGCGAGCTTCTCGGTAACCATCTGGGCGTGCGCGCTCTCGAGCTGGCGACGGGCCTGACGCAGCTTGTTCAGGCTGATCGCGGTGTTCACCGAGGTGCGGGCGGTGCCGTTGGCGTAAACCACGTTGGTGCCGCCGCGGACCACGCCGTAGGAGATCAGCTCTTCGATCGAGCCCATGTGCTCGCCGACCAGCTTGACCATGTCGCCGGGGATGTCGTCCTCGTACATGGCTTCAGCCTTGGACGAGATCTTCATCAGCACGCCGTACTGCTGCAGGGTGACCTGCACGTCTTGGTAGCTGATGGTGCGAGCGCCCGGGGTCACGCCTTCCTGCAGGAGGTAGTTGCTGGCGGTGATGTTGGGAGCGCCGTTGCTGCCGGCATCGATCGGCAGAGCGCGACGGAACACCACGGTGTCAGTCTTGTTCTGCGGGACTTGCTTCTGGGTGCCGAAGGTCGAGAGCACCTTGATGGGCATGGCATGCTTGAGCATTTCGCGCTCAGCCATGATGAGGTTCCGCGACGGAACGAGGGAATAGGTTTGCATGATCAATTACCTTTTTGTCGATCAAGTTGGTCCAAATAGCGCCAATACTCCTCGGGCGTCATGTCTTCCACGGCCTTGGTTCGCACGTTGGAACCGGACCGGCCAGACGGGATCGCCGCCGCGGCGGAGAGGCGCTGGGTTCTTTGTGACGTTGCTGACTTCATCGCTTCGCTGTGCAAGTCAAGGAGGCGGATCGCATCACGCGGGCTTGCGCTCGCCGCGAGAAGCTGGACCTCCGGTGGTTGACGAGTCAGCCAGCCGTGAAAGTCAGGCGTCTGCACACGATCCTGCCAACCCGGGTGCCGGATCTCGACTGCCAGTTGCGCCTTCATGAGGTTAATGTCCTCGGGCGTCACGCCAGCCGCGGCCTGCTGAGTAGGCATGGATGCCTTCAGTGCCTCGAGCTGTTCGTGCAGCGCCGACTCCATCGCCTCGGCGAATTCTGGGTAGTCGCGCTTGAGGGATTCCATCGCCTTGGCGCTGCCTTGCGCTGCCCGGATTTCTCCGGCGCTTGGGGCTTCGCCGCCTTTGGCTGCGACTTGTGCGGCCAGCTGTTGCTGCTGCTTCAGCTGACTGCCAAGGCCGCCGATGTGGCCCTCGGCATTTCTCAGACGTTGCGTGACCTGTCCCAGTTGGGACTCAAGTCCAGCGATCTTGTCCATCAGCATCTGCGCTGCGGCTTCCTCAGCATCGTCGCCAGTGGGTGCGTCGGCCCCGAGGGCGGGCGCGGTGGCGGTTGCTGCGTCGTCGTCAACGAAATCTGTGGCGGACCCTTGGTCGTCCGATGCGGGCTGCGCTTGCCCGGCATCTTCTTGATCCAGCTGGTCCCAGATCTTCTGCGCTTCGTCTTGCGGGTTGATAGCTTCCTGTGCGGTATTCATGTTGGGGCTGTCTCACGCTTTGGTCATTGCTGACCGGGATCGCCGACGCTGACGAGTTCATCAGGGTCGACCGCTTGACTGGCGCTTGCCTCATCAGCAAGGGCCAGAATTTTTTTCAGCTCTGCAATCCCCCCACGGATTGCTGCTGTCTTTTCGGGGCCGAACGACATTGAGTCGTTGAGCTCTCGGAGTTCGTCGATTCTTTCCTCAACGAACTGCGAGAACCGCTTCCATGTCGGCGTGCGGAAGTCTTCGCGTTTCATCTGCATCCAAAAAGAAAGGGCTCCTTGCGGGAGCCCTTTTGAGTGCCTCGGAGATAGAGGGAGTCAGCGCCGGAGGACGCACTGACCCGGGGCAAAGACTACAGCAATGTGATACTGAACGCAACACCCTGCTATCGACCCATCATCCGGCCCATGTTCACGATGAAGCCGCCGCCTTGGCTTGCCGCAACGATCGCAGCCGCGGTGACCGTGGGCGAATAGAAAATCTGCTGGTTGTCGTAGCGCGGGGGGCGCAGCGTGATCGCGCCGATAGAGACGCTGGCCGGGAAGAACGTCTGCAGGTTGTCGTAACGACCGGGCTGCAGCACCACTGCGCCGCGTGCCACCGTCGCGCTATAGAAGGTGTTCGCGTTGTCAAAGCGGTTGGGCGCGATGACGCTCTGCCCGCTTGTGACCAGCGGGCTGTAGAAGACCTGCGCGTTGTCCAGCCTTGCCGGCGCAAGGTTGATGGCGCCGCGCACCACGACCGCGTTGTAGAAGGTGCTGACGTTGTCGAAGCGCGACGGCGTCAGGGCGTTGCGAGGCGCGATCGTGTGGGCGTAGAAGGTCTGGGCGTTGTCGTAGCGCCCGGGCTGCAGGTTGACCGCGCCCTTCGTGACGGTCGGCCCAAAGAAGGCCTGCGTGTTGTCGTACCGGGCAGGCTGCAGGGCAACGGCGCCGCGGCCAACTGTCGCCGCATAGAACGTGTTGGCGTTGCTGTACAGCGACGGCTGCAGCGACACTGCGCCTCGACCCACGGTCGGGCTGTAGAACGTGTTGGCGTTGCTGTAGAGCGTCGGCTGCAGCGTGTTGCTCGCAGCGACCGTGGCGGCGAAGAACGCGTTGACGTTGTCGAGCCGCGCCGGCGTCAGCGTATTGCGCGCGGTGACAGCCGGGCTGAAGAACGCGCTGGCGTTGCTGAAGAGCGCAGGCGAGAGGTTGACCGGTCCGCGGCCTACAGCCGGGGCGTAGAACGTTGCGGCGTTCGAGTACAGCTGCGGCTGAAGGGTGTTGCTTGCCGTGACCGCGGGCGCGAAGAACGCCTGCGTGTTGCTGTAGAGCGC